GAGACGTCGTAGCATCTCGTGCTAAAACATATAAACGAATATTCGGAGACTAATATGATGAAGAAAAAAAACGTACTTAAAGCCAGAGGCGGAAAAATGGTCGAAATGGCAAAAGGCGGAAAAATGATGAAGGGCAAAAAAAAGAAAGCCATGAAAGGTAAGAAGAAAAAAGCTAAAAAAGGTAAGAAGAGAGGCTAATGCCAACTTACGCTTCAACAGCTACTTTTGATCTTACTATTGATCAAATATGTCAAGAGGCATTTGAACGTTGTGGTTTGCAAATTCGTTCTGGTAATGATTTGCAAACTGCAAAGCGTTCACTTAACCTCATGCTTGCCGAGTGGGCAAATAGAGGTATAAATCTATGGACAGTCAAAAAACAAGAAAAAGCACTTGCTGCAGATACAACTAATTTAACAGGAGCAAGTTTATTTGGATCTGGAGCTAATGCACCAGAACAAATTGTAGACATTACAGACGTTATAATAAGAGATTCGAGTAATAATGATTACTCTACCACTGCAATTGCAAGAGCGCAGTATTGGAATTATACAGTTAAAACGACCAGCGGAAGACCAACTCAATACTATTTTGAACGTACGATAAACCCAACACTATATCTATATCCTGCAGCAGATCAAGCTTACACTCTAATATATTACGCTTTGGTTCGTATGGCTGATTCGGGTGATTACACAAATAATTCTGAGGTTCCTTTTCGATTTCTTCCATGTCTTGTTGCAGGCCTTGCATACTACATTTCTATGAAAAGAGCACCTGAAAGAATGCAAGCTCTTAAACTTTTATATGAAGATGAATTTAAAAGAGCAGCTGATGAAGATGGTTCAAGAACAAGTGTCTATCTTACACCTTCAACTTATTATCCTAGTGGTGGAGGATATTAATGCCAAGATTTGCTTCAGGAAAATTTGCAAAAAGAATTTCAGACAGATCAGGTTTTGCTTTTCCTTACAATGAAATGGTAAAAGAATGGAACGGCTCTACAGTTCATATTAGTGAATTTGAACCAAAACATCCTCAACTAGATCCTAAATATCATCCTAATGATCCTCAATCTTTGCAAAATGCAAAACCACAGATTATAAGCACCACTGTTGATTTAGGAATTAATATGGTTGCAAGAAATATATTTGGTGCAAAAAAACAAACAATAACACAATTTAATCCAATACCTGCACCAGGTGCATTTGAAACTGTCATAGTTAACACAATGCAACCTGAAGAAGGAAATAAAGAAGTTAAAATGAACAGTTTTGTTGGTGACGTTACAGTGAGTATATCATGACAACTTACTCTGAATTAGTTACACAAATAAGAGACTATACTGAAACATCATCTGATGTTTTAACAGATACGATTGTAAATGATTTTATAGAACACGCAGAAAAACAAATTTTTAGATCAGTTGATCTGGATATTTATAGATCATATCAATATGCTACTTTAACTCAAGGTGTTCCTTTTGTTTCATTACCTGGGGCTAATTTAGGGCAGCTAGCATTTATAAGGTCAGCACAAATATATGATCAAGCTGATCCAATTAGATATTATTTATATCAAAAAGATATTACATATATGAATGAATACTGGCCCAATCGTGATACGACGGCTCAACCTAAATACTATGCAATGTGGGATCAAGACACAATATATCTTGCGCCTACGCCAAATACTGCATATAATATAGAATTAGCTTTGAACAAGCAGGAAGACGGCTTGTCATCATCCAACACTACAACTTGGGTGAGTACAAATGCTCCAAAAGTGTTACTTTACGCTTGTCTTACGGAAGCATTTAGGTTTTTAAAAGGACCAGATAATCTTCTTCAATACTATGAGCAAGGCTATCAACAAGCATTACAAGGCTTGCAACTTGAACAACAAGGCAGGAGAAGACGTGATGAGCACTATGATGGTGTACTTCGTGTTCCTCTTGACTCAAAACAACCATAAAGGAGATATAAAATGGCAATTAATTCAGCTATATGTAATACCTTCAAAGGAGAACTTTTAGAGGGTAAGCATAACTTTTCGTCTGGTAGTGGTCATACATTCAAAATTGCTTTGTTCACATCATCAGCAAGCTTGGGTGCATCAACTACTGATTATAGTACATCAAATGAAATTACTAACGCTTCGGGATCTGCTTATACAGCAGGAGGTAAAGCACTTACAAATAACGGTGTAACATCTTCATCTGGAGCAGCTACAGCTTTTGTAGACTTTGCAGATGCTCAGTTTACTTCAGCTAGTTTTACTGCTAACGGCGCTATGATTTATAATACAACTACAGCAGGTGGATCAGGAACAACTGACGCTGTGTGTATTTTAGCATTTGGTGGTGACTTTACTGCAAGTAATGGCACATTTACTATTCAGTTTCCAACTGCTGACACGAGTAACGCTATTATAAGAATTTCGTAGGAGAAGCTAAATGGCTTTCATCCTTAACGATAGGGTCAAGGTAACTTCGACCACACAAGGCACAGGCGTCTTTGCTTTAGGAAGCGCTACTGCAGGTTTTGAAACATTTGCAACTGGTATTGGTGGTAGTAATACTACATACTATGCGATTGCTCATCAAAGCGCAGCTGAATTTGAGGTGGGATTTGGTACTTTAGATTCTGACGGTGACGCACTAACTAGAACTTACATTATCAACAGTTCAAATAGTGATGCAGCTGTAAATTTTAGTGCAGGAACAAAAGATGTATTTTGTACGATGCCAGCCTCTAAAGTTGGTTTGCCATTTCCACAAGAGTATGGATCGT